AGATATGTTTCTATTGCGCCTTTTACCCGGCCAAGTTTCCGCTTATTGGAGCCTAACAGGATCATGTCATCCATGTACCGGACGTAATATTTCACATGAAGATGCTCTTTGATATAATGGTCTAATCCTTGAAAATAGAAATTTGCGAACCACTGGGACGTAACGTTTCCGACCGGAAGCCCCGGGGCGCTGTCTATAATCAGGCCGAGAAGCCGGAGTAATTTTTGGTCTTTGAACACTCTGCAAAGCATTGCCTTTAAACAGTCATGATTGACAGACGGATAAAAATGGTGTGTGTCCAATTGGAGGCAGTACTTTGTTCCTTTCGGGTCTGTACGGAGCCACCGCTCTATGTACCGCTTTGCTTCATCCTTTCCCCTGCCGGGAACAGACCCGCAAACGTGCGCGTCCATTCCGCGGCTAAGAGCAGGAATAATTTGAAGCAATACAGCCCATTGAATAATCTGATCCGGAAAGAACTTTGGGATTAGAATATGCCGCTCTTTCTGCCGTGAACCTTCCCATACGACTTTTTTACGGTATGGGGAGGGTCTATAGGTTTGCGTAATCAGCAAGTATTGTATTTTATCAATGCAATCCTCCTCGTTGTTCAAAACCCGTCTTACGTCGCTGCGCTTTTGTTTGCCGTGCGCCGCGCGGATAATGGCATTTTCAATATTTTCTCGTGTATAGACTTTCTCATAGATGTATCCATACCGTTTCATACGGATGACTTCTTTCTTATCTGCCTCACGGACGTTTGACGTTGCTACTAGTCCATGTCGCTTCGGTGAATTTTTGGCAAGAGCCAAGGATCTGCGGGCGCAAAATATTCCGATAAGATAGCGACGCGCCAATGTTCGTGTTGGTGTTCGCAACCGTGTTGTTGTTCCAGTAGAACGGCCCGTGGTTGGCGTTGGCACTCCAGTTGGAGCCGCGCCCGCAAACCCTGTTATCCGTCAAGAGGGCTGCGGCCCCCTTGACAATTCCTCATTGCGGCGTTGCAAAAAGCGACGCGCCAATGTTCGCGTAGGCGGACGCAACCGTGCCGCCGCTCCAGTAGAACGGCCCACGGTCGGCGCCGGCACCCCAGCCGGAGCCGCAATAGATAATTGGGTAACTTTCGGAATTTTTAGAGTAGTAGTCGTGGAATTTGCTGCTTGCTATGTCGCTTACCGTCGTTTTTGGCACCATGCCGAATCCATTTGCAAATGCCATCGTGTCGATGTAGCCGGATTCTGGGATTGCAATGCCAGAATCGGAATATCCCGACCGGTCATCATTGTACGGCGGGCGAATCTTGTAGCCGAAGTTCCCGGAAGAAATCCAGCCTATCCCGTCCAGCCACTCGAGCATGTTGCCCCAGAAAAACTCCATGCCCATAAATTTTAGACCGTTGTTGGAGGATGGGACGCCCCAGAAAAGAGGCTTATCGTTAAGTGTGCCGGACGCCACAGGCCCGCCTGAAATGGCCCCGGTCCCAAGCGTTGCCTGACCGTCAAGGCTTTTGAAAAACAGAATGAACAGTGCCACGAGAAACCGGTCTTTCATTATGTCGCGGATTTCGTATCCCGTTCCGTTGGCGTTTGCCGCCGTCCGGAACGTACCAATCGTCTGCGCAGCGGTCGGGACTACGCCGCATAGGCTCCGGAGTTTATTGTTGTAGATGGAACCTTTATAAGCTGGGATGTAGATTGTACTTTGCACCACGCCAGAACGATTAAGAAAGGCATTGCAACACCATGTATCATCCTGCGGCTCTTTTGCCAACGCAAAATTGTTCCACGCCGTCCCGTCAGGGTCGGTACTATCCCAAAACTTGTAGTACATCAGTGGGATTTCGTTCATCACGTCTCCGTCGTCTCCGGAGCGAATATCCGACGAAGTACCGTTTGCCTGATGTTCGTAATCATACAAAAAAACTCCGGTTTTTTTGAGATAGTACTGGACAACCATATTTTTCAGCAGGCATGGCTTTACATCGGTGGCCCAATGCTGCTCCCACGACCCTGCGTTCAGCGTCCCGCCCGCCACGCTCATCGGCTCAAAGTTTGCCGCTCCATTGGTGTATTCGACGGCACCGGTCGCCTTGTTAATTCTCCAGCCCACGACGTCCGGCTCCGTCTTCAATGTCAACGTAAGCTCTTGCGTTTCACCGCCTGTAATTGTCACAGTAGCCGCCGCTCCGTAATACTGCGACGGATAATCCAGCAGCACCACATAATAGGTATGGTTGTCGAGAAGGGAAAAGGTCGTGTTGCCGAGCGCGTCGAGCGGCTGGACGTAGTTACTTCCGAGCTGTTCGTTGCGGATTCGGACGCGGGTACCAGCGACGCTGCCACCATCTGAAGAGGTGACGTGGACGACGAGTTTCCCGGAAAAGTTAAGATTGAGGTATTGTTTTGGGACGAGGCCGTCCGTGCCGAGAGGGCATATGCCGGACGGCTGGCCTTTTTCTGCCGCGTCCAGTTTATCAGTTTTAATAGTGTTGATCTGATTTTGCAGATACGCCGCCGCATCTTCGGGCGGGATGTCTTTCATGGTTTGCAGCCAAGCGTCAAACGCCGCCTTTTGCTCGGCGCTCCACCCGTTAAAATCCGCCTCATTTGTCGTCCGGAACCGCGTCAAATCATCCTGTATCTGCTGATAGAGTGTGGTCGTATCCACCTGCTGCACCACGCCCGTCACGATTCCGCACACGTCGTTGTCAAGCCGGGTATCAGTAATCAGCGACTGCGTGATTGCCGTAGTACCCGCCGGAATGCTGATTTCCGCGATTTTTAAATCGTACTGCTCCGCGCTGCGCACGATAGCCGGCGCAATCGGGCTGCTTGAAAATGTCCCCGTCAAGACCTGCGCCGTAATGCTCCGCGCGTTGACGTCCCAGCGTAGGACAACCGTGTCCTTACGGTGCAGTACGCCGTCGGCGTTTGCTATAGCAAATGCCATATCGCCGTCGTTGCGGTAATAATAGCCGTTTATCCATGCCCGGCCGGCCGGGAGCGTGACGGTCATCCCGTCTCCCGCCGTCACGGCCAGCTCGCCGTCATAGACGCCGTTGCCGATAATCGACGCCACCCAGCGCGCCAAAAAGTCCATGTTGTACTTTCGGTCGCCGCCGACCGATGCAAAAAATCCACTATTTTCAGCCATTTAATCACTCCCTAAATCCAATGCTTCCGGCAGCGGGTTTCCGCATGTCGGAGTAATCGTCACCACGCCGCCCTCGTCGACCTCCTCGACCTCCGTAATCCTCTGGTCAAGGCGGATGCCCCATTTTTCAAACGATACGATGTCCCCGAGGTCCCAGTCGGTCAGATACTGGAAATTCGCCGCGTCCACAGCATCGGCGCTAAAATTCTCCACGCACGCGGTTTCGGCCAGTTTTTCGACGCCGCGCTGGGTAAGCTGCGCCTTGTAGTCGTCGAGGGTCTGTCCCTCAGCCTGTTGCAAGTCGCGGGCGTCCACCCATAGCTCACGGAGGGGCGCGCCGCCCGTCTGGTCAACCGTGACGATCACCCGGTTTTCGCCGGAATCCTGCCCGGCCACATACGCATAGTTGGCCGCACCCGTGGTATTGATTTCATATTTCGGATTTACAATGTTCCGGAATTCGTCGCTGAAAAGCACATAGGGCCGGTCGTGCTGCGTCACGCTGCGGTCCGTGCCGTCGTAAACCTCAAAAATCCAGCGCTTCCCCGGCACGTCCAGCCGGCAGCGGAACCCCAGCGGAGCGGAGCGGGCCAGCGCCGTGCAGGTTATCAGGACGTTTTTCCCGGTTGCCTGGAACGTTGCGGTCGGCGTCAGCCCGGCGGTATTGCCGAGTATCAGGTGCGGCAGGGGACGGGCGGTAATCGCATTATCAGACACGAGTTTACGCATGGCGTCCTCAACTTTGCCGCTGAAATTGATTGTCGGCGTGATTACGCGTCGGTCCAGCATCGACGACCCCATGCGGCCTGTAGCGGTGATTTCTTCGCCCTCCACGCTCACGCCCTCGATGATGGCGGCCTCTTTGCGGTCAAGTCTGTGGACGATGTTGTCCGGCCGGAGCAGCGCGAGATTCTCGGCGGTTGCCGGGCAGTGTAATTCCACCTCTCCCGGCTCAAAAAAGCGTCGGCGCCAGCGAAGCGAGGAGTAGCCGTCGATCACGCCCTGAAGCTCGATGTCGGGATTGTAAATATATAACTCCATGCTCATGCCCCCCAGAAAGCCTCTGTTGACACGATGCTTACGGACAGATTGTCAATGCCCTCATCCGCGTTGTACCGATACAGGTTGTCGCCCTGCTGGGCTTGCAGCCAGTGCGGGGGATAGGCCATCAGGTTGTTGATGTTTGTGGTTACGCCGCCGGAAATCAGCTTGACACGTTTATTGCCGTCGCCGGTCGTTATTATTATTACGTCGCCTGCGTGCATTGTCGTGTTGATCTGCATCAGCAACTGTCGGTTGACGTCGTACAGGCTCGGGTTGACCACCGTCCCGGACGCGCGGAACGTAACGGTCAAGCCCATCGGGACGGAGGAGGGATTGTAGACGTTGCCGATTAAGCTGTTAACTTTGCGGGCGACCTCAAACGGCGCGATGATCTCCAGCGGCCACTCAATCAGGCCCTCCCACACGGCGAGCTCTGTAAGCTGGTCGGACAAAGCGTAAAATTTCGGGTCTGGGCAAATCAGGGACAGCGTTAAGGTACGCACCCGTCCGGATTCCGACGGCTCGACGCTCTCAACGTAATACCGGATTTTACGGGCTATATTTCCGCTATAGTAATAAAAAATCCCAATGCTTCTCGGTTGGAAAAAAGAGTACAGGCGGTCCTTGGCGGTGTCCATGTACCGCTTCGGCACGTCCAGCACGATTACGATGTTCCGTTTGCTTGCCGTGGCCCCGGTGTAGTTTTCGCCGTCCTGCCCGGAGTTTTTCGACGTCGTGACTTCATAATCAGCGCCGAGTCCGGAGATGGATTCTATCCACATTCTCGGCGTGCGGGAAAAAGTCATTTTTTCGCCGCGATAATTCTCGCAAACAATTTTAATCAACGGCGATTCCTCCTCGAAATCAAGACCAGCCGCTGCGCGTTGAGACGGTTCACCCGGTTGACGTCGGCCGGAGTTGGGGCGGCCGGGCTATTATAATTGGCCGTGTAGTTGATGGTCGGACCCACCGCGGGGGCGGCCGCGTAGGCGGGCTGAGAAAATCCGCCCATAGATGCCGTCAACGCCCGCGCCAAATCTTTAATCCATCCGGTATTGCGCTCCAGCGGTAGGACCGCTTCTTTACCGTGTTCGCCAAGCATCGCAAGCGTCGCTTTATCAATGACGCCGCCTTCGGCCAGCAGCGGGATTTCGCCGATGTGGATACCAAAACTTTTTCCGCCGGCACCAGGCACCCAATCCGGGATGCTGAAGTGGATTTTATTCAGACCGCGGATTAACCAGTTCATGCCCTTAATAATGGCATTGATGGCGCCGCGGAAACCGGAGGAAATACCATCCCAAATGTCTTGGAACCAACCGGCCGCACCGCCCCAGGCGTTTTTTATTGCGCCCCAGGCTCGGCCGAATGCGTCGGAAATCATATTCGGCTTAAAGGCACCCTTGATGCCATTCCAGATTCCGGTAAACCATCCGGTCGCCGCCGACCAGATATTTTTAATACCGGTCCACGCTGCACCAAAGGTGCTGGAAAACCAGCCGCCGACCACAGAAAAAACTTTCGTGATGCCGTTCCAGACGCCCGAAAAGAACCCCGTCGCCGCCGACCATACGTTCTTTACGCCGCTCCAAGCGGTGGAAAACGTATTTTTAAACCAGCCACCCACAACGCTGAAAATGCGGGTTATGCCATTCCAGACGCCGCTGAAGAACCCCGTCGCGGCGGACCAGATGGATTGAACCCCGGACCATGCCGCACCGAACACGGAAGCAAACCATGAGCCAACCGCCGAGAATACGCTCTGAATCCCAGACCATATTCCGGAGAAAAATCCGGTCGCCGCTCCCCAGACCGCCTGAATCCCGGCCCAAGCCGCCGAGAAGAATCCGGCAATCGCCGTACCAACGGTGGAGAAAAACCCGACGATGGACGTCCAGATAGCCGTGACGGCATTGCGGAAACCTTCGTTGGTATCCCACAAGTGCTTGACGGCGATGACAAGGGCTGAAATGGCGGCGATGGCAACCAGGATGCCCGCGACAATCGGGTGTTTTATCAAAAAGGCTATCCCGTCCATTAGTCCGCCAATGCCTTCTTCTAATTTTCCTATAAGGATTAATAGCGGCCCTATGGCCGCCACAATCCCGAGAATCGTAAGCACTATTTTTTGCTGCTGTGGGTTCAACGCGGCGAAATTGTCAGCAAGGCCCTTAATAAAGCCGGTCAGTTTTTGCACCATCGGCAGCAGCATCGTGCCAATCGAAATGGCAGCCGTTTCCAGAGAGCCTTTCATTTGCTCCATCGCTTTTTCGGTTGGGCCCATCTGGGAGTTTGCAAGGCGGGAAGCGGCGGTCTGATCGTTCGTCGCTTTCGTATATTTGGAAAGGCCTTTCGACCCATCGTTCATCAACACAGTCGCCGCGCGCGTCGCATCAGAGCCGAAAATGGTATTAAGTGCGGCCTGTTTTTGCTTATCGGACAGGCCGCCCAGTTTAGCTTGCAGCTCCTGCGCGACGCCGCCCGCGTCTTTCATGTGGCCATTGCTGTCCCAAATATTGATGCCGTATTGTTTCATAGCCTGCGCGGCCTTGTCGGTCGGCGCGCCGAGCCTTTGCAGCATGGTTTTAAGCGACGTGCCAGCGTCCGACCCGGTAATTCCGGCGTCCGCAAAAGCGCCCAACACCGCCGTCGTATCCTGTATGCTCCAGCCGGCAGTATGCGCCTGCGCGGCGCACTGGGACAACGCATCCGCGAGCGGGCCGACATCCGTGGACGATGCGGCGGCCGCACCGGCAAGGGCGTTGACGGCCTGTGCGGAATCCTTTGCAGTTAGCCCAAAACCGCCCATAGCCTGCACAACCGTGTTCGCCGCGTCGCCCAGCTCCATCCCGGACGATGCCGCAAGGTCCATCGTCGCCTTGAGGGCGCCGCCTTTAATGTCCGCCTCGGTCAGGCCGCCCTTGGCAAGCTCCGTCATCGCGTTCCCGGCCTCGGTCGCCGAGAACTGCGTATCGGCGCCCATTTTCATGGCAAGGTCACGGAGACTGCCCATTTTGTCCATAGGGACGTTTAGCGCGCCGGCGGTCTGCGACATGGACGTTTCAAAATCCGACGCGGTTTTTACGGCCGCCGCGCCAACGCCGCCGATAGCCACGGTGGCGGGCAGCATCTTTTCGCCGGCACCCGCAATTTTTTGCCCGGAAGTTTTAGCTTTTTCCCCAAAAGCCTCCAGCTCGTTTGCTACCGGATGGGACACTTCTTTTAAACCCTTGATTTTTTCCTGCGTAGCGATAAGTTCGCGCTGATAGGCCTGGTATTGTTCAGTCGAAATTTTGCCTTCGGACAGTTGCTTTTTCAAATCGCTGTCTGCGGCTTTAAGGGTTTTCTCTTTTTCCTGCAGGGCAAGCAGTTCTTTTTGAGCGGCCCCGGCCTTTTGCCCGAGCAGCGTGATATTGGTCGGATCAAGCTTTAAGAGGCGATTGATGTCTTTTAACTGCGACCCGGTCTCCCGGATTGTACCGTTGACGCCCTTCAATGCGGACGAAAGCGGACCGGTGTCGCCGCCAATCTCCACGACAATACCTTTGATACGGTCAGCCAAAATTTCACCCCCTAAAACTTATCAAAGTCTGATTGCTGAGCGAGCCTCGGATATTTGTACTCATCGTTTTTTTGCTCGGTCAACATATCCAGCACCATACCCACAGTCAGCAGGTCAAGGTCCGATATGCTCAAACCGAGTTCCACACAGCGCAGCAGAAAAAGCGGGGTATTTACTTCCCGCTCCGTTGGCCGCTCTTTTTTTTTGGGACGCTGGTGGTCTGCATGTTCAGCCCCCACAATTCCAAAATCTGTGGCAGAATTTCCGTGATTGAAAACATGGCGAATTGTTCCAGCCATTCGTCCGGGTCTTCCGGCACCTTCGGATCCGCGTGTTTTGCAAGCAGATAGGCCACATTCTCAAACATTTCAAGGTCAAAAGCGCTAAGCTGTTCTCCATCGGTTTTTGCCTTTTCCATCCGCGAGCCCAAATCTCCGAGGTCCTTAAAAATATCCCGCTTGAATTTGATGCGATATAGGCGCGGGATGGAGGCGTCGGCCTTCATTTTTACCTGCACGTCGTTTCCATCGGCACCTTTTACTGTGATAGTTTTCAGCATGTCACTCATCCTTTCCAATTTTGGGCATAAGAAAAGCACCCTCGGAGGAGGATGCTTACTATGAATTTTCGTTTTTTATTTTGCCAGAACTTTTTTCTTTTCCAGCTCAAACTCTTCCTCGCTCAACGCTCCGGCGTCCGGAATCTTTTTATCAAACATGGTTCACGCACCCCCTTCATTTACCGTTATTTTATCGCAATGAAGGGAGCGCGTCAACTCTGTTTACGGCGTTGTCGCCGCACCCGGCAGGTGCACCGCGTCGTACCAGCCCTGATAGACGTCCGTTGTGGTATCCGCCGTGGTTTTGCCCTTGACAATCGTGGAAATGGTCTTCGCAGTTTCCCCAGTGCCGATGGTGATAGGTTCCGGGAGCGTGAGCGGGGACGCCGTGATGGTACCCGTCTCCGTCTTCGGCTCCACGGAATCCTCCGTGGTTTCGCTTTCGACGGACGGGCGCGTCATTTTGCAGTTGTACAGCACATGCCGGATTGCGTTTTTGTCCCCCTCGAACTCAAAAAGCAACGCAAACGCTTCTGGCTGGACCGACGCATCCTCAATCTGTACCCCGTCAGCATCCTTGACGTCGCCCATAATTTCCTCCCGGAATTCGTCCGGGACCAGAGCGGACTCAAAATCGCCGGAATAGCCGTTATTCGCGACCGACACATAATAGGCCGTATCGTCCGCGTAAAACGGCGTTGTGTCGCCTTCTGCGTCAAGGCCCAGAGACACGGCCCCCGGCCACGGCTTCGGCGTGGCATAGGTCGGAGTCCCATCCTCGCCGATGGTCAATTTGGCGTAGTGGACGTTCCGCAGGCCAAACTTGACCTTGTTTTTATCCATCGTTCAACACCTCTA